CGCAGCCCGCGGTTGACCAGCCGCCCGAGTTCGGCAGCGATCTGTCCCTGGCTGCGGGCAAAGCCCCGGACGTCAGGGGTAGACACATGCATGGTGACGTGGATCGGCCTCGATGCGGACCCGCCTGCCTCGACCCCCAGCCGCCCGTCCGGCCCCCGTGCAAGGGGCATGATCGCCTCGGGTCCCGCCTCCCCCATGAGCCCGGCCCCGCCACGCATCGGAAACCCGACCGGTCCGCTCACGATGCCGCCCTGGGCAAAGGGCATCACCCGCCCCTGGCTGAAACTGGCCCCCTGGGCAAAGTGCATGAGCCCACCGACCAGATTGTTCAGGCCATCCGCAAGCAGACCCCCGACCCGATCGGTGACCGGCGCCATCGCACTGCGGTAGACTGTGTTCAGCATGCTTTCGGCCGCAGAGGACAGGGCTTCGCTCGCGCTCTGGCCTCCGATCACCAGACCGTCGATGGCGCGCCGCAGACCACCCGAAAACCCCGCCTCAAGGCGTCCAAGGTCGCGCACGACCTCGGCCATTCCACCCTGGACATCGCTCAATCCGCCAGAAAGGGCCGAGGCCGACCCCGCAGTCTGCATGAGGTTGCGTTCCAGTCCCTGGACCTCGGTCGAAAGCTCGTCGATTCCTTCCAGATCAGCCATGCTTGTCCTCTCCTCCGGGATCATCCGGGAATGCGCGCACCAAATCCTCGAAGCGGGACCGCCCCATGGGTGCCGGGCCTGTATCCTGGCCCAGCATCAGCATCAGTTCCGCCGGCGTCAGCCGCCAGAAAGCCTCCGGACTCAGGCGCAGGCCCACGAAACCGGCCCGCATGAGCCCTGCCCAATCCAGCTTGCGGGTCATTCCGGAAGGGCAAAGGCCCGGGTCAGCAGCGCCGCAGCCGCCGCAGCCGCCGCAATCGGGCCGCCTGCGATATCGGCCGTCAGAAGCTCCTCGCGGGTGACCTTGAGTCCGCCTCCCCGCAATCCGGCCACGATCACCGCCAGGACATCACGCGAGGAGATGGCACCCCGTTCGAACCGCTCGACTAGTTCCACGATCGTCTGCGCCCCGATCGCGGCCTCGAGTTCCGCCAAAGCGCCAAGGGTCAGACGCGCAGCATGCGTTTCACCGTCGACCGTGACCGCGACCTCTCCTGCCCACGGGTTGGTCACTGCGCGACCACCGCGGCAAAGGTGACCGCCCCCGCCGAAGCCAGCGACATCTCGAACGTCGCCTCGCCGTCATGTGTCCCGGCATAGGAAATCGAGGTGATCTGGAACGGTCCCTCCATCGTGCCGAAGTCGGGCACAATGATCTGGAAGTCCGGCATCAGACCGTCGAAAAAGATCTGCCGTGCGCGTTCGTCCGTCGCCTGGTCCTTGAAGATGCCGGACCCCGAAATCGACGCCGACTTGACACCGGCCCCGGCAAGCAGTTCCCGCCAGCCACCCTGGCTGTCGAGGCTCGTCACCTCGACCGATGCCGCATTCAGGTTGATCCGCGTGGCCCGCAGCCCCGCGACCGTCTCGAACAGCCCCTCGCCGTTCATGTCAATCTTGATCAACAGATCCTTGCCGTTCTGGGCCGCCATGTCCACGTCCTCCTGATGGATTGAAACTCAGTTGTCTTCGACCCGTGCCCGAAAGATCAGATCGATCCGGCGCCGCTCGCCCGTACCAACCCGCGCAGCCTTGGCCCGCAGGAACCACAGCCCGACAAGCCGCCCCCGCGCCAGGACAAGCTCCGCATCGGCAAGGGCGTCCGAAACGGCCGCCGCGACGGCCTTTGCCCCGGCAAAGCCGGCCTCGTCCGAAATCACCGACACCGTGAACTCGTGCTCGGCGCCGGCGCCCGTGACGTCGGAACGGTCCCGCACAACCTCAGGCCCAAGCGAAAGATAAAGCTTGGGAAGCACCCCCGGCGGGGCGGCATCGAAAATCGCACCGCCGAGCAATGCGCTCAGGGCCGCATCCCCGCTCAGCCGTCCGTACACGGCCGCCTGCAATACTCCGGACAGGGCATAGCTCATGCCGATGTCTCCTCGTCTGCCTCACAGGTCAGATAACGCCCGCCAGCGTCAGCTTCGGCGACGGACAGGATGCGGAAGATGCGAAGCCCTTCGCGGAATCGCTGTCCGGCAACCGGCCGCGCCGCCGACCCCGGTCGCGCGGCCCGGACGGTAATCCGCCAGGGAACCTGCGACAGCACCACGCCTTCGCCTTCCGCCGTTCGCCCCCGCCCCGGCCGGACCTCGGCCCAAAGCTGACCAAGCGGAAGCCATGACTCCACAAACCCGCCCCCGCCGTCCGGAACCCGGCCGGCATTCTCAAGGATCAGCCTGCGGCCCAGGACCGGCGGCATCATGCCCCGCCCCCGACGCGAATGACACGGAACCGCTCAAGAAGGGCGGTCACACCAAAAGGCATGCAGCCCTGGCCCAGTCCGGTTTCGTGCCGGAATTCATGGTAATGCGCAGCCAGCAGCAGCACCGCCTGCTGCAGGTCCGCCGGGACCGCGGAAAACTCATCGCCAAACCCGGCGCGAAAGCGGATCCGCACCTCACCCTTCTCGGGCACCGTCGGAAAAACACTCCCCACCGCAATCAGCTCGGGCCGGTGAGCATCCTTCACAAGCCGCCACGAACCGACCGGAAGCAGGGCCACCGCTCCGCTCCCGTCGGCGATCCCGACCTCGGTCACCGTACGGACCGGCGCAACAGGAAGCGGCTGGCGATCATGCCCGGCCCAGCCCCTGCGCATGAAAACAAAATCCCTGGCGATCAGGATCTTGCCGGTCCGGCCCTCGATCGCCGCCATCGCTGCCATCAAAAACCCGGACAGCACCGGGTCCTGAAGGCCATCCTCGCTGAACCCCGTGCCCAGCCGCAGATGCTCGCGCAGGCGCGCCACCGGCACCGCCGCATCAGGTATACCCGTTTCCTCGACCAGCATCATTCTGTCTCCGCTCTGTCCCCCGGTCCGTACGGGCGGGGCCCTTTTCCCCGCCCGCAAGGAGAAATCAGGCCGTTGCGATCCGCAGCAGCTTGATCGCCGCGAAGTCGCTCACCGCGCCGCCGACCCGCTTCGAGGCGTAGAACAATACATGCGGCTTGGCCGAAAACGGATCGCGCAGCACGCGCAGATCGGGACGCTCGGCAATGGTGTAGCCGCGCGCAAAATTGCCGAAGGCGATGGGATGCGAATTCGCCGCGATATCCGGCATGTCCTCGGCAACCAGCACCGGATAGCCAAGCAACCGCGCCGGCTCGCCGGCGGCGAAACCGTCAGACCACAGATAGCGCCCGTCCGCATCCTTGAGCTTGCGGATCACGCCCGTGGTCTTCGAGTTCATCACGAAGGTCGCCCCGGAGCGATAATCGGCCCCAAGCGCATAGATCAGGTCCACCAGCGGGTCGGTCGTCGTCAGCGCGGACGCGTTGCCCGAAGCGATGTAACCGATGTTTCCCCAGGTCCAGGTCGCATTGGTCACCTTGGGGTAGTCGGTGAAACCCCGCGGCTTGTCGACGCCATTCCCGCTCACAAAGGCGGTCGCCTCCGCCCGTGCGAACCGCTCGGCGATCCGGGCCGCGAGCCAGCTTTCGATGTCGAAGGCGGTATCGTCCAGCAGACGCTGCGATGCCTTGGGCAAGGCCGAAAGCTCGTGCAGCGGGATCGATATCCGGTCGATCATCGGCGTGCTGGTCTCGGTCGTCGCCGCGACTTCGGTCGCCCAGCCGGCACCAGCCTCGGTACGGTCGACCAGGACGTCATAGGCCACAGAATCGACATTCACGACCGTCGAAACAGAGCGGATCGACGACGAGGCGAAGAGAACGCCCTGGATCGTGTCCGCCATCTGCGGCGCGACAAGAAACCCACCGTCCGCCGCCACCGCGATGCTCAGCGCCTTGCCCTCGACTTCGAGGTTGCGCAGCGGCTCGTCGTCACCCGACCGCAGATAGGCCGCGAATGCCTTCTGATGCGGGGGTTCGGTTTCGGCCGCCACGGCCAGCTGCGGACGCGTCCCCGCCAGCATCGACTTTCTGTCCAGTTTCATCATGCGTTCATCCTGCTCCTGAAGCTTCACCTGTATTCCGTCCGCGAAGCCCTTGAATTCGCGCACGAAGCCTGCCATCGCCGTGATCAGTTCCAGCGTCGGGGACTGGCTCTCCCCGGACGCGGCCATACCTTCCGTCATCGACCCATCCCCTTCTCCAGCATTTCCGCCAACTCCCGCCCGGCACGGCGAAAGACCTCTGCCAGGGCGCGCAATTCCAGCGTTCCGCCATCGTCGCCCTTGGCCGCAACCCGCGCCTCGGGCAGCATCGGGAAGGTGACAAGCGACACTTCCCACAGTTCCACCTCGCTCAGCCGGCGCCGCCCCGCATCGTCCTTGTGGGCCTTGAGCGTCCGGTATCCGATCGACAGCCCGTCGATCGCGCCAGCCTCCACCAGCGCAGCGGCCTCCCGCCCCTGGACGACATCCGTCAGAATGCGGCCCTTGACCCACAGCCCGCGCTCGTCCTCGCGGACCTCGTCCCAGACACCGATCGGCCGCGCCGGGTCATGCTGCCACAGCATCTTGACCCGCCCGCCCGCCGCCTCGGTCCGCCTGAGCGAGGCCGCATAGGCTCCCCGCTCGACCACATCGCCGCCCTGATCGGTCGCGCCAAAGACCGAGGCATAGCCGGAAATCACCGCCCCCTCGCTCACCGTCACGCCGCCCTCGGGCCGCCAGAACTTGTGCTCCAGTTGCATCATCCCTCCTCAGGGTCCCATTTGGATCAGCGACTGCACGGCCTGACCCAGGATCAGCGCGACCACGCCATAGACGGCAAGCCAGAGCCGCTTCTCGATCCGCTCGACCAGCACCTCGACCCGATCGATCTCTTCGGTCAGCCGCGCAAACTGCAGCGCCGAAAGCCGCTCATGCGCCTCAAGCCGCATCCCCGGCGCGCAGGCAAAGGGCGCCCCGAAACGGCCCTGGTCATCCGCCATCGCGCGCCTCCGGACCAAGCGAAAGCGGCGGCAGACCGAGAAGCCGCCGCTTCTCCTCCGCCGTCAGGAAATCCGCCGACGCCACCCGCGACCATTGCGCATCGCGCTCGACGGCCAGCGCCGAGACCTGATCCTGATCGGGCCGCAGCTCCAGCTTCTCGCCGGTGAAATCCTCAAGCCAGTTGGCCAGCGCCCCCAGCACACGCGCCGCCAGCGGCAGCACGGTCAGCCGATAGAAGGCCCGGTTGGCCTCCTGGTAATTGGCATAGGTCGCATCGCCCGGAATGCCGAGGATCATCGGCGGCACGCCAAAGGCCACCGCGATCTCCCGCGCCGCAGCCTCCTTGGTCTTCTGGAACTCCATGTCCGAGGGCGAAAACCCCATCGGCTTCCAGTCGAGCCCCCCCTCGAGCAGCATCGGCCGCCCCGCATTGCGCGCGCCCTGATGCAGGCTCTCCATCTCGCCAAGCAGCCGGTCATACTGGTCCTGGCTCAGGCTCCCCTGCCCGTCGGTTCCCCGATAGACGATCGCCCCCGAAGGACGCGCCGCATTGTCAAGCAGCGCCTTAGACCAGCGCGACGCCGAATTGTGCACATCGACCGCCTGCGCCGCCGCCTGCATCGGAGACAGGCCGTAATGGTCGTCCTGCGGATGGAAGCTGCGGATATGGCAGACAGGGCTTGGCCCCTCGCCGACGCGGAACCGGTGCTTGCGCCCGCCCAGCGTGTAATCATAGGCAACCGGCCACCCATCCGTGCCCGGCACGATCGACACCCGGTCAGACCGCAGCACATGCAGCTCGACCGGCAGCCCATCGGCGCCGACCGCCTCGACATAGGCATTCCCGGTCAGCAGGATCTGCGCATAGATCGCCTCAAGCAGCTCGGCCCGACCCTGGACCGGATTGGGACGGGCAAGCAGATCGGCCACCGGATGCGTCTCATACCGCCTGCGCTTGTCCTGCAGGATCAGCGGCAAAGCCGCCGCGGCCTCGGCAATCACCCTGACCGCGCGAAACCCCACGGGGTTCCCACAAAAGCCGCTCTTGGTCAGCGATACCGCATCCCGCGGCCCCCAGACCGCGCGCCCCGCACCCGCCCAGGCGATGACCGCCCCCGCCGCCGAGGCCTTTGCCTCGGGGACTGCCGCCACCTCAACCGGGTTCTGCCGCTTCAGAAAGTCGAACACCCGTGCCTCCGCCTTGCCCTGCCCGCTCCGGACCGATGCAGCCACTCTGCAGCACGCGCGTTAAGGGCCACCTTGACCACCGCACGCTGCACCCCGTCAGGCGCAACACCGGCCAGGGACCCCCGCCTCCCAGGCCGCCAGACCCACGGGCCTGCGTTACAGTCGGCACCCTGCCCGGTCTTTGCCTGCAGTCCCGGGCGGCACGGCCCCGGAACCCGGCCACAGGCTCCCGCCGATGCCCACGGCGCCGGAAAAGCCCGGCGCTGTGGCCCTCCACGTCACGCAAAAGGGGCGGCCCGCCCCCGGACCGCCCCTTCCCGCTCCCCCGCTTCCGCAGGCCCCGTCGCGCCGCCCGCCCGCGCCCCCCGGCCGGCGCGGCTATAACCCCCGCGCGCGCGGCCGCGCCCAGCTTTGCGCCGGCGCGATCATCACCTCGTGCAGCGCCCAGACCAGCGCATCCACCCGGTCGGGCGATCCGATCCCCTCATAACCCTTCAGCGTCATCTGCCCCATCTGCTCCTCGAGCGCGGACAACCCCCGCAGATGATGCACCCGCCCCTGTTCATAAAGCGCCGCGACGGGTTCGGCCCGCAGGACCTTCCCCCGCATCGCCCTGACCGCCTTGAACGGAATGGTGGGATCGATCTGCCGCACGACCGAGGCGACAAGGTCCCCGCCCTGGTTCACCTCCGCCACCAGCCGCTCGGCGCCGAATTCCTCGACCGCCGCCACCGCGGCCCGCGCCCAGTCGTTGGGCGATGCGGCCGCCACCGTCCGGTCGGCCAGCACCCAGGCTTCCCACTCCTGCGGCGGCCCCTGCATCGACACCCCCGCGACCACGATCCCGCAGGCATCCGACGCCTTCGTACCTGTCACCGGCGGGTCGACCGCCACCACGATCCGGTCAAGCTCGGGTGCCCGCCCGGCATGGCACCGCTCCAGCATCGCTGCCGTCCAGAGTGCGCCCTCGGGATCAGCGACCAGCACACCGTCAAGCTCCTGCCGTCCCGCCCGCGTCCCGGCATAGCGCCGCTGCACCTCGGCCAGGAACGACTCGGCCAGATAGGCCCGGTTCGCCCGCGTTGGCGCATGCGTCATCATCGTCGACGCATCGGCCAGCAGCGCCTTCAGCACCCCCACGTTGCGCGGCGTCGTGGTGACGCAGGCCCGCGGCCGCCGCCCCAGCCGCAGCCCGAACTGCAGCTGGTCCCAGGTCTCCGACCCGCGCTTCCACTTCGCCAGCTCGTCGGCCCAGGCCGCGTCGAACTGCGGCCCCCGCAGCGCCTCCGGCTCGTGGGCCGAAAAAAGCTGCGCCGTCGCGCCGTTCGGCCAGGTCAGCATCCGCCGCCCCGCATTCCAGTCCGGCCGGCGGTCAGGAGGCGAACAGGCCATGATCCCGCTCTCGCCAAAGACCATGACCTCGCGCGCCTGATCGATCGTCTCGGCCACCAGCGCGACCCGCCGCGCCTCGCCCCGGTCGCACGGGCGGGCACCCTCGACCATCGCGCGCACCCATTCCGACCCGGCCCTGGTCTTGCCCGCGCCACGTCCCCCCATGATCACCCAGGTCCGCCAGTCACCGTCCGGCGGCAGCTGATGGGGCAATGCCCAGAAGTCGAAAAGCCAGGGCAGCGCCCTCAAGGCCTCGCGCGACAGCCCGTCCAGAAAATCAGTCTGGTCGGCAACACTCACGGAGACGAGCAAGTCGGCACCCGATCTCGTGCCGGACGGTATCGAAATCGATTTCTCCGCCGCCGGCAGGCTCGCCTGCCGTTCCGCCAGTTCGATTGTTCCAGTCATTCCACGCCTGCTCCGCTACAAAAACACGCGCAATCGCGCGTTCGATGTCAATCTGCAGCCGTACCGCTCGCAAGAGCGTCCTCGTAACCGGGACCTGCCTGTCGTCGAGCACAGCCCCCAGATCCTTGGCAAGTTCTGCCAGCACAGCGATTCGTCGGCTCAGTTCCGCCGCCGGATCGGTGCGCAATCCGACATCGGGTCCTGACTGTCTCTGCATTGCTCCCCCCCGCATCCAGTCTCTCCCCGGAACCGCGCGCCCGACGGTCAGTTCCATGAAAACGGCCGTCCCGGCTCTCCCGAAGACCGCCCTCACCAGATTGTGCTGACACGTCGCCACCCTTCGCGCAGGCCCGGTGCCTACTCTGGGGGACACAAGCTCACGGCGGCTTTCTGCACCGCACGCGGGTAAACCAATCGCTAATCGCCCTGGGCATCCTCGATCGCACGCAGCCGCGCGACATTGGCATTGTGCTCTTCAAGGGTTGCGGCAAAGGCATGCCCGCCCGTCCCGTCCGCGACAAAGAACAGGTAATCCGTCTCGGCCGGGTTCAGCGCCG